CAAAGCAAAGCAAGTAGTTTACCGCCAGCATAGTTATAGCCAAGAGGTTGAAGAGGAACAATGGTTGAACCAATAGCCGTATAGTTGATCATATGGCCTTGTGTTTTCTTGGTTCTTTCCCAGCCAATATACTTATCTCTGGGTGTCAGATCAAGGAAGTCAGATGAAATACAAATAACACCAAGATATTTGCCTGTGCGATTATCCTTGACGATATAGTTGAGATTACGACCAATATTGGAGTTGTTCTTCATAGTGGAAGTAAATGTGCGGATACAGTTCCAGGTTACAGACAACTCTTCATCTTTTGTATAGATCATTACAGGTTCAAGTTTGGCATAGTCTTCAAAACTTTCTGGAATCCAGATATTGTCCTTGATAGAACGGATCATCAGTTCATCATCACCATTGACCATGGATTTACCAAATAGGCCATCATGGGTAGGATAGCGTTCTTGAATTTCACACCACTTTTGATATAGGGTATATTCTTCAACAGTCATATTAGAAACATTAGTAAGATCGCGGATAACAATATCACGCAGATCATCATCACTCAGGGCCTTGAATGTAGATGTGTCATTTTGTTTGAGCCATGCATTCCATTGGCTCTCAAATAATGGATCAACCTTATCCGCCATCACGATTTCCTTATTATGAATGTTCATTATATATTATTTTATGCTGCAAGGCTAGAGAAATTTTGCTTTTTGGTGAAACGATAAACCTTTTGGAACTTATCAAGCAACTGATCCTGTTTATGGGAAATAACGAATACATTGGTGTCTTCTACCATCGTCCACATAATCTTGATGAACTCATCTGTTCCGTTAAGGTCAAGTGAACTATCAAATACCTCATCAAGTAGGAGCAGATTGGTATTGACACTATTCCGCATCTTGGCAATAGTCCTCCAGGTAAATAGCAGGGCCAAATCAATACGCATCTTTTCCCCCTCCGAGAAGTTCTCATAGGAAAACTCATCACGGTATCTTGACTTGATTGTTTCCTCAAATTGTTCGTTGATGTTGAAGTTCACAAAGAAGCCCATTTGGGAAAGATACTTGTTGATTAGTTTATTGATGACAGGTAAATATTGCTTGATTATCTTGGTCTTGATGCCACCATCCTTGAGTAGATTGAGTGCGGTATCAATATAGGCCCTATCATTCAATAAATCATCTTTTTGTTTCTGTAAATCAGTCAGTTCCTGATTGACTGCTTCAAGTTCATTCACATTATCAAGGAGCAACTTATCGGAATGCTTTATATGCTCAATACTATCTTCTATGCTATTCAGATTGGAAATAAAAGAACTTCTCTTGGCATTTGAAGCACTAATCGTAGTCCTGATTTTCTGTATCTCAGTTATAATATTTTCAATAGTGGCAATCTGGTCTACACAATCATCAATATTCTTGGTGATATCCTTGATTCCATTTTCCAGTTCTTTGGTCTTTGTCTTTCTGGACTCAATAGATAGTTCCTTGAATGATTTCTCAATAGACTGATTACAGGTTGGGCAGTTGTCGTTGACCTCATAAAACTGTATTTCTTTTATTTGCCTATTCAGGTTGGTATCAATCTTTGATTGTAGAGCAATAAGTTTCTTATGCTTTTCTTTGAGTGATGAATGGTTGATGGTCTTTTCCAGCAGTTCTTCCTGCTTATACTCAAGGTCTTTTATTTCTGTTTCAAGAGCCTTGATTTCTTTATTATACTGGCCATATTCTTCTTCAAGTTTGGCCAGTTTCTCTTCATTATTGGTCTTGAGGTTTCTGATTGTCTTTTCAACAAATAGTTTCTTCTCTTCTTTACCTGTGGTTTCAAGCCTGTTCTTTTCCAGCAGTTCTTTGTTCTCTTGTAGTTTCTGCTTGGCAATAACATTCATGACAGAGAATATCTGGATATCCAGCAGGTCTTCAATCACCACGCGCCTGTCCGCAGGTGAGAGTTGCATGAATGGTGTAAATGATGCTGAACCCAGAATAACAATCTGCGTAAAGGACTTATAGTTCATCTTGATGATAAACTTTTCAAGATGTTCCTGGTAATCTTTGCTGGCTGAATCCTGATTTAACAGGGTATCATCACAATAAATCTCAAAGATATTGGGCTTGATACCACGGCGAATAAGATAATCCTTACCGTTGGTCTTGAACTCAATCTCGACAAGGCAGCCTTTTTCGTTGACACTATTGACAAGGGCCGGCTTATTGATCTTGCGAAATGGTTTACCAAATAAAGCAAATGTCAACGCATCAAGAATCGTTGACTTGCCAGCACCATTTTCCCCGATAATCAGGGCATTAGATGTTTGATTGAGTTTGATTTCTGTAAAGACGTTGCCGGTTGAAAGAAAATTTTTCCAACGGACAGTTTCAAATGTTATCAATCAATATGCTCCAATGATAATGCTTCATTATAAATGTCTTTCATAAAGATTTTCATTCTATCATTATTTACTGGTAATGTCAAGCCAGTAATATATTTGTCAAGGATTGTTGGTGTATCTTCGGCTTGGTCTATTACATCTTCTTCATTATTGTCCTTGAATGAACTTACATCTTCGACAATAGAAATATCAAGTGGGCCTGCTTTATATAGTTTATCTAACAACATATCAAAAGCATATGGGTTTGTTTTATTGACACAAACAATCTTGACAAAGCAGTTATTATACTTGCTATAATCCGTAGCAGAAATCTTTGTAACGATATCGGTGTGCTTCACATCATCATAGGCCAACATCTTGAAGATGCTGATATCGTTTTTATAGAACTTCATTTCTCTCGTTTGAGTATCAAAGATTGAAAACCCTCTCGGATCGTTATAATCAGACCATGTATACTCCGCGAAAGCGCCGATATAATAAACATTACCCACACTAGACCTGTGATGATAATGTCCACTGTAAACAGCATCAAACTTACTGTAAATAGTAGCGTCCATACCGTGGTCGCTAACAACGCCTCTGAAAGTTTCAAATCCTTGGAGTTCAAGGTGACCCATAAGGATTTCAGCAGGAGTATTTTTGATAGTATCCATTGCTTCATTATAATTGTCCTCAGTTATCCATGGCACAAGTTGAATATCAAGCCCATCAATAGTGATAAGAGTTGGTTTTGTATATGTTGAGATTAGAGGATATCGATTGCCCACGATTTCATCAAGGGCATTTACTGTATATGTATTCTTGTAAAATTCATCATGGTTGCCGGCAATAATGGCCGTAGGTATATCAATACGCTCCAGAAAATCTTCGCGGCATCTTTTGGCTGTCAGAAAGTTGAGATACTTGCGGCGATCAAACAAATCGCCCAAATGAAGAATACGTTGACAGTTCTCGGCCTTGATTGTAGTGAAGAAATTATCCAAAGACCGCTTGAAATAATCATAGAAAACTGGAGAGTCATTTCGGACTCCCCAGTGTGTATCCGTGATGATTGCTATACGCATTACTTCTTTTTCCGACCTTCACTATTAGCCAGCATCAGTTCGGTATCATACTTTTTGATGGCCTCGTTTACAACCATACGCATCTGGTCTAGACGGCTACGGAAGTTTCCACGAACATAGATGTTGTCCCTCTTATTCAGCATCTGGTCAATAAGAGACTGAACCTGGAATGGCAACTCAACATTAGGCTTCATGATTTAATCCTCATAAAAGTTTTGTAGATTTTTCTTCATCTGTTTGCGTTTGACTTTCTTGGCTTCCTCTTTACGTTCAAACTTATACATAAAGTCATTTATATTGTCATACATAGAAACTGGCATAACATTACCGTCATCAGCATCGAAGATGTTTATTGTATCATGGTTGGTGTAGGTGTCAAGCCCTCCATCTTGTTTACCATGAATTATTGTATGTTGAAAATTCTTACAGATTATATATCTATTTTTCTCTTCTTTGTTTATCCTACGCAGAAAAGCATAATATATCACCTGTGTGAAATAGGCAAATGGATTCTGGCCTATCTTGGGATCATAATCTTTAAAGTATAGAATACAATTCTCTATTCCGTCCGATACCATTTCATCACGGAAAGAATAGTTCATAAAACATGGCTTACAGGAAAGGTTTTCTGCTATCTTATAGATACATTCTCCTATGTAATTAGGTATTCGTGGCTCTTCTCGGCCTTCTCGTTTAGCCTTACGAACTGCTTTTTTATATTTTATGATTTCTTCATAAAACTTTTTATTATCTACATAGTGCGCTCTTGATCTATTTCCAGCCATGTTATACCTTTCTTATGATAAAAAGACTTGACAAGGGCTTGACAACATGTTATATATGCTGTGCCTGCCTTGAATGAATAATATCCTAGCCATTAGGCCTGTTATTGTAAATGTTATTATACATTAGTGATGTTCATGAGTTTCTTGATTTGCTTGTCAAGAATTTCTTTCCTGTTAGGCCACTTAATCATGGGTTTATCAGCATCTTTCCCTAGATTCTCCAAAAATGGAAGAAATATCTTTTGTAAGGCATGTAATCTATCTTTAAGGTCATCTATTTCTTCATCTTTACTAGAATAGATTGGCTGTGTGATTTCATCCTCATTTGTAAATGAAAATCCAAAATCATTACTATCATCAATATCCAGATAAGCATTTTTCTTTATTGGCATTAGTGTATAGTCCTCTTTTTACCTTCAATTTGGTCTTTGATAAGTTCTTGTAGTTCATCTAGCGGAACATCTCTCTCTTCTTCTTGTTCCTCAAACATCTTCATATGTTCATGGTGTTCTATTGGAGCATCAAGTTTTACCTTTTTATTAAGGTCTTCTCTTCTACTTTCAAAATGATCTACACACTCATAATAATGTTCTATTATACCTTTTGTAGGTGTTCCGGTTGTTATGACTTCATTTAGATTTAATTCAAATTCTTGAGTTTCACATACACGAGAAAATATCCATTCCATTAAAGATATAGATATAAATCCTGGTTTTCCAATCATATAGACAACTTTCATAGGATTTAATAGAGTGTAGGATAATTGGCCGTCTATTTCTGATTCAATAACTTCTGATATAATATCTTCACCTGAGGACAATCTGAAGAATTTAATACTTTCATCTATGTCTTGGTGCATGGATTATCCTTTTAATTCTATTTTATAAATCTTAAAAACGAATTTTTCTTCACCATATATTTTTATTCTTTCAACAAAGTGCTTGAGGGTGTAATTTTCTTTCTTCTTATGTCTCATATCATCGGCAACATCATATAATACGGCACTTGTTTTGGTTTCGGATGTTCTGAGACCACGACCAATAGACTGAAGGTTTCTTATCCTAGACTTAGAAGGTGAAGCAAAGATGATATTATGGAGATTCCTAATATTAATACCAGTGGAAAATGTACCAAAAGAAGCAACAATAATTGATCGTTCTTCATTTTCAACTATCTTTCTTGTCTGCTCTCTTACTTCTGCTTCGGTATTACCATGAATGAAAAATACTTTACGATCAACGAGTTTTTCGTTTATCATATCATAGAGTATTTTACCATGCTTTTCAACATACTGGTAAAGCAGCAGAGTGTTTCCTTCTAATGATAAGGCCAGATTAGTTATGAACTTGTTTCTGGCCTCGTTTAGTATTAGGTATTCAATCTCTTGTTGATATGTAAAGTTTTTAGCGGCCTGACAGATACTATCATTATGTTTTAGCAATAGACATTTAATAGTAAAGTCAGCAAGGTGTTTTTGATCCATCAGTTCTTTGGTTGTAATAACTTTATGAACTGTACCAAAAAGACCTTCAAGAACTAATTTGTGTGTTTTTGTTCCGTCAAGTGTGCCTGTCGTTCCAATTCTATATTTAGCATTTACCAATTTAGTCATTATATCCACGAGAGATGTGGCCTTGAATAGATGGGCCTCATCACCTATGACTAAATCAAATTGTTCAAAGTATTTTTGAGGTAATTTATAAAGCGATTGCCAGGTTGAGATGGTAATTGGTTTATCCGTGTCTTTGTCTTGCCCTGCAAATATTCTATGAACATACTGATCGGCAGCGTAACCGTATGAATCAAAATCAGAGGCAAGTTGACTAACCAGAGAAATAGTCGGAACAATGATAAGAGTACGATTTGCATTGAGATACCTCATAATTAGGTAAATGATTAGTGATTTACCTGATGCTGTTGGGGATAACAAAAGAGACCTTCGTGTTCTTATAGCATGGACAAAGGCCTCTAATTGATAATCTCTTGGCTGAAATGGTAGGTTTAGTGTCTTAGTAAAGTCTTCCGCTTCTTTAAGTGAGAACTCTTCATCATATAGTTCATTCTCATATTCCCAGTCATACTTACGTTCTTCACAGAACTTGGCGATATAAGGAACAAGCCCACGATATATTTGCCTGGTTCTTACATCAAACAGGCGGATTTTTCCATCCCATAAACGCGCCTTGTATTTTGGTGAAAATTGATAGCCAGGTACATGAAATGTAAAATGTTCACGCAACTCATATGCGATACCATCATCACAAGATACATAAACATATACTTCATCTTTATTGGCTATTATTACTTTATTTTCCACCAGTAAATGTTTCCCACTTTATGATATTACCTAACTGATATGTTCTGTTATGAATTTCTTTGAGTACTGAGGTGCAGAAGTCAACGATTTCTTCATGAATAACTTTTTTGAGTAGTATGTTATTTAGTTCTGTGTCCGAATCAAGATGCATGGGTATGTCTTGGCGGAGAATGGTCTTGGCCATAGGTTGCCAGCCATATTTCTCAAGGTCTTCAGGATTGTTCAAATCACCTTTGTAATATTCCCATTTTACCGATTTGAGGTTGCTATAATCACTCTGCAACTTGCGTACAATAAGCCTGTGGTGTGTCAATATACGGAGATATTTTGAATGTAGATTAGGAATCTTGGCTGTTTCACGGCTAGGTTCTGTATCATCAATAGCCGAATCTTTTGACCATTCTTCCATAAGTTCATCAATTTTAACAGGGGGCTTCATAGGAACTCCATAATGAAAATGTTTATTAGTATAGACTAGGAAAATAAGATTGGCAACTACAATTTTACATATTCGTAATAATCATAGCGAAATAATATATCGGCTGTTAATATCGTATCAGCATTATCAGATACGCTAAAGTTAACAGCACCCAGAGAAATAGGATGTAGGTTGGTGAACTTGAAACGGAGATTTGGAATATTTGCGTTGGTATTGATTGTCAGTATAGCATCATGATAGACCATAGCCCTGTTATCATAATATCTTATATATTGCTGATATGATTGTGGCTTGGTCAAGGCTATTAGCCATTTATATGTTTCTTCCCATGTCTTCATATCTTCATCAACAATAGCATTGACTGATAACTGATCATATATTAGTTTATCACCATGTCGCCATGTATTAGAGAATGGTGTTTCTATGGACACAGGTGATGTAGAGACAGCAGGTATCGTTGCTGTTTGGCCAAAGTACCTGAGAAATGGTAATGTAGGAAATACCAGCGTAAATTTGGTTGGTTGAAGAAAACTGGTATTCTCAGGTATTTTGGTTAGTAAGGATTCAGTGGTCATTAGTTCAATACCTTATAGAATGATGCGCTGTTATATTCTTTATGAGCCGCGGCTGATACAATCACTTCTTTTATTGTGGCCTCTATATTGTCTTTCCAGTAGTTGAGAAACCTATGAACTCTGGGTATATCAGGTATGATATCTTCCGTCTCCCAGGTAAAATCTTGGAGTATGCTCCTAAAATCAGGCCTGTAATATCTTACACAAACGATAACAAACTCTTTGCGTTGTATTATTACCATATGGTATTTATAAAAAAGAGGGGCATTTCTGCCCCTCTTAAGTTTGTTGTTGTTATTGTTGCGAAACCTGTTAGGTGAGGTTACGAACTCTGAAGATACGATAGTAGATATTGGCCTGGTTTGAAGTGTTACGATCACCAACAACGCCGTCGCCGGCTGCGGTTGCGAATGGGTTTGCGACCATGCCGTAACGAGTCTTGAAGCCAATCTTTGGCTGGAATGTGTCCTGACCAACTGCACGAACCATCTGGAGAGGAACGTATGGGCAGTAGAA